TAAAATGACCAAAGAACAAAAAATTATTGTCCACGTTGAACTAGACCCAGACTTATTGGAGAAAATAGACAGGGAAGCGGAAAAAGACTTGCGCACAAGAAAAGCACAGGTGCTTTATATTTTAAGAGAGCGTTTTAATGAAGAAAAGAATTAAAAACTACTTAATTTCTTAACCTTTTAATGTGATAAATTAGCAACACTTTCCATAAGCTTTATTATGTATTCAAATTTACACGATAATTTCTAAACTATTTTTTAGGATTTTAATTTTTGGAGGATATAAAAATAAAGATAAGTTCTAGGAAAAGTGCATCAAGTCCTAGAACTTACTAACAATTGCTAAATAACAGATACTAAATATAATTGCCTAAGTCAAGCGATATCTATATAATTACACTTAAAGAACCTTGCAATTTTTGTAGATGCTATCGTTATTCACTGATAAGGAACTAGAGACACAACGTCTTAAAGGATTCCGCTTTTACACTCCTAACCCCAAACAAGCTAGCTTTCATAAAGCGGGAGAAACTGCTATTGAGCGTTTATTCTTAGCTGGTAATAGAACTGGTAAAACCTACTGTGGTTGTATTGAGGATGCCATACATCTAACGGGAGTATATCCTAATTGGTGGGAGGGGCATAAATTTTCTCATCCTATTATTGCATGGGTAGCATCTGAAAACTACGAAATTACCAGAAACGTTTTACAGCTTAAATTGATTGGTGGTTATTCTCAAGATGGTGGTTTCACTGATGGACTTATACATCCTAGTCTAATATTAAGAAAAGCCATGCTTTCAGGAGTCAATGGAGCAGTTGACTATGTACAGATACAACATGCTAGCGGTGGTTTCTCCAGTCTTTATTTTAAATCTTACAAACAGGGTAGGGAGAAGTTCCAAGGGGCAAGATGCCACCTTATCCATCTAGACGAAGAACCGCCTAAGGATGTGTATACCGAATGCGCTATGCGTCTTGCAGATGTTGACGGAGTAGGACAAGGGCGTTTAATTCTTACGATGACCCCTCTAAAAGGGTATACTGAAATGATGTCTTACTTTTTAGAGCAAAGGGTATCTAAAGCAAAATCAGAAGAAATAACGTCTGTAGAAGAACTACAAAGCGAAGATTACGAAATAGTCCGTAGTGATCCAGAAATTACCATTAACGGCAAATATTACATTCAAGCTACTTGGGACGATAACCTGCATTTATCAGATGAAACAAAAGAACAGTTAAGAGCTACCTTAAAGCCTTATGAATTAGAAGCTAGAGAAAAAGGAATACCAAGTGTTGGTTCTGGTCTTGTTTATCAAGTACAAGAAAGTGAATTTTTAATTGATCCGTTTGAAATACCTAATCACTGGGCTTGTGTGTTTGGGATGGACGTAGGCTTTTTTGCGCCTACTGCTGTTGTGTTCCTCGCTCATGATAAGGATAACGACACACTTTACATTTACAAAGAATATTCAGTTAGTGAAAAGACTGCTGCTCAGCATGCTTATAGTTTAAAACTTATGGGATGTGATTGGATAAGAGGAGTTTGCGACCCAGCTGTAAATCAAGGTTCTCAAAGGGACGGAGAGAGACTGATTAATGATTACGCAAACGCAGGTCTTAAATTAGAAAAAGGAAGATATGCCAAAGAACTTGCCGTAGATAATGTACTAGAGCGAATAAGAACGGGACGTTTTAAAGTATTTAATACTTGCCGCAAATTTATGGAAGAATGGCGGGGATATTCAAGAGATGATAAAGGTAAGATCATGAAAGGGAGAGACCATTTAATGAATGCTCTTGAGTTTGCAATGCTTGACGGCTTACCAATTGCTAGAACAAAAAGACAAGTGGAAATGCGCTATAGTTATAATGATAGACCAAGGAAGTTTTAAAAATGGATACAAATACACTTAGGATATTTTCTTTTTGTGGTGGCGGTACTAAGGGTTACGGCTCTAATCGTTTTATGCAAAAATTTTTGCAGGAATGGGGAATACCGCAAGCTGATTTCTGGAAATATGCAGACGTTATGTGTGGTACATCTATTGGAGCAATACTTGCTTCTGGTTATTCTTTTGGCAAAACTCCTGATTATATGGAAAGCTTTTTTTTAAATGATGCCAAACGTGTATTTACTATCAGGACAGCGGCAGATGTAGCTTCTGGTAGCCATAACGCAAGCGAGGATTCAAATAGACCAAACCTAGCTCAAAAGGCTTTTATGTTTGCCAGTAATGATTCATTTTACCAATCAGCTTATGAAGATTCAAATTATGGAAGTAATAAATTACAGGAAATACTTGTTAATAATTTTGGCACAAATACTTTAGCTAACTTAAAAACTCCTGTCGTTATTCCTTCTTTTGAAGAAGATACTAGCAAATATGTTGTATTTTCCAATTTTAATGATCCTGCATATTTTATCGGAAATACTGAAACTATAGTTAATGTCTGTAGGGCTTCTTCTGCTGCTCCTGTTTATTTACCAGCTCATAATTTCAATGGACATTATTATAGTGATGGAGGAGTTTATGCTAATGATGCAATCCTAGCAGCAATTAATGTAGGATTGAGCGTAAAACCAAATGCTACTAGAATTGTTATAGTTGACGTTGGCACTGGTATAGGAAACATGAGTTTTGATGGAGCTGCAACGGCTACAACTGATTTAGAACATTTAGCAGTTAGAGCATTTAAAGTTATGAATGTGGCAATGACAGGAGCTGAAGAATGGAGTAGATATTTTTTGGATTATCTAGCCAATAGGACTACTAATTTAACTAATCAAGCTATTATAGATTTATATTATTATAAATTCCAACCAAAATTTCCTGAAGATTTCCCTAACGAACTTGATAATAGCACGCCAGCTTGGTTTACTCAGTTAGCTAATTTAATTGATACTCATTATTCGAATGAAAGCGATAAAATCTCAAGTATATTAGCTCGGCTACTAGCATGAAATATGAACAATTATATAATTTTATTTCACCTGTAACTGGTAAATTACCGATAGATAAAGGTTATATATTGCTTGGAGATAAAAGCGGAAAATCTTTCAAGTCGCCAGTATTAATTGATATACGCCAAGATATAATTGATTTAAAAAGGAAAATAGGAAATTTTGAAGAACAAAAAAAACTAGATTATAATAGAATATGGATAGGTGATTATAATAATGAACCGCAAGAGAAATTACAAATAGGGGTTATAAATTTACCAAAACTTGGAGCTGCTACCTTTCCTTATCCTAGTTTTATCCCATTGCCCCCAGTTCCTATACCAAACCCTACTTTTAACCCTTTATCTGGTTTTGATTGGTTAATGTCTGGTCCTTGGCTTCCTCAAGTTTTTGCAGGAAGTACAAATACTTTAAATACTTCCTCTGAAACTATTATTTCAAGCTCTCTTGCTATGACACAAGTAAAAGTAGCTCAAGCGATAAAAAGATTGGATGTAACTGGTTTTATAGTAAAAAATCGAAATATTAGTTTTTCTTGGGAAAACCCTGCAATGTTAGCTGTTCCAGAAACTATTAAACAATTATATGGACTGGAAACAAATTATACTTTTACAAACGCTCAAGCTCTAAATGAAATAGGAGAAGGGTTGTTAAAAAATTCTTTAGATGGAACGCTTACTGTCGCTACTTTAACTAAAGATAAAATATGGAAAGGAGATATAAATAATAAACCTATAGAGGTTGACTTTCCTGTAACGTCTCCTGCTGATGCTACTTATATATTAAAAACACCAAATGCAAATTTGCCCAATGCTCAAGCTATAAGTACAATAGGTACTGGTATATTAAAAACAACTGGTGGGGGTTCTATTAGTATTGCTTCGGGTGGAAAAATTCCTATTCTTAATGATTATGTAACACCAGAAAATTTACAGGAAGAAACTAACTCAAGAATTTCTTCAGATACTGCTATTCAAACAGAATTAGAAGCTCAAATTGCAGCTATAACAGGTTATGGTTCTTTAGCACTTTTAACTGAGTTTTTAGTAAATTTAGGATGGACTGCTGGATATAGTGAATATTTATGGAGTAAATACAGACCTTTAAGAACTCATAATAAATTTAATGAGACTGATAATTATAGTTATGATGCTGGTAATATCTGGTACGATGCAAGCCATATAGGTGATGCTGGAGCATTTAAACCGGGTTTAAGAATTACATCGTGGGACTCATCAACGTTTTTTGTAAATGATTTATTCCCAGTTTCAATGGGATTGTTCGGATATAAAAATCAATTGGGATATGTAAGTGCTCAAGAGGGTTTTGTATGGCAAAGTTATATGGAAAACAATAGTTCACATTCTCATTATAGATTTCCTAAAAACTTTGGTATGTATTATGTAGGTCATAATAACGAACAAATAGGTTGGGATAGAGGAGAAACCTTACTAATGGAATATAATTATTATGATGGAAAATTCTATTTCGAGAAAAAAGCTGATTTTAAAGATGAGGTAAGGTTTTTAGGGCAGATAATTAAAATTCCAGTTGGAAATACTTCACAAAGACCTGTTAATCCTATATTAGGACATTTTAGAATCAATACTGATGCAGTAGAGCCGGGACCAGGGCCTATAGAAGATATAAATATTTTAGGAACAAACAAACAAATTAACGTTATGCGAGTTGATAATACTTTTACATTATCATTAGCAGAAAATACTGAATTTCCCGGTAATGCCTATACCAAAATTGCAGTTGGTAACCTTTCGCAAAGACCTTTACTTGTAGATTCTGGTATGATAAGATACAATTTAGAACTTTAATATCCTTGCGAGTTACATATGGCACAATTAGCTTTGCCTGTCGGTAAATATGAATTTAATGACGGCACTTCTTGGTTTTCGTTAGCATCTGAAAGCTGGGTTTTAAACACTATTGGTAAAATTTCACCTTGCGCTGTTGCAACAACTGCAAATTTAACAGCTACTTACTCAAATGGAGCAGGTGGTGTTGGCGCAACTTTAACTAACTCGGGAAGTTTTGCAACTCTTGCTATTGATGGTGGTAATTTAATTGTTGGTAATAGAGTTTTAGTTAAAAATCAAACCTCTAACACTGAAAATGGTGTTTATACAGTAACTAACGCAGGTAGTGCATCTGTAGCTTGGGTATTAACTAGAGCAACAGATTTGGATTTTTATACCCAATTTATTAGAGGGTTAACAGTTGAAGTTTTTTCTGGTGCTATCAATAGCCCTAAAATCTTTATGTTAACAAGTGCTGTAACTGTAAATATT